ATATTTGTGTATCACCAAAAACAAATAACAATGGAATTTTACAGTAAGGATATCAACATTATGAGACAATCTCAACAGAAAATGGCTTTTGATTTCTGTGTTAAAAGAGGTTACACTCCAACATTTAAAGAACTTCAACGTGTTACAGATGTATTCGTTGAGGTATGTCTACGACCACGTGACAAGGATTTAGATATAAGAATTGACAAATTGGACAAGTGGTTGGATAATCAAATCCAAAAGAAAATGGATAAGATTGAGATTGATGGAATATTAATAGATTAATTTGTTTTGTTTTGTTTATATTGATGTTGGGGAACCGTTTGGGTTCCCCTTTATTTTTTTATAAATTATCTTATATTTATTAATGGGGGAAGTCATCATTTGTTTTTATTATATGTGAGTGCCATCATCGTTAGTTAAATTACAGACTTCCCCTTTCTTTCACTTCCTACTTTGTCCACATTTTACTTCTGAGTTTGTCCACATAAAAAAAGGTTCCACAAGGAACCTTATTAATTTTAAGACGTTTTAAGACTACTTATTTTCCCATTGGGAATAACATATACCTGACGCTTGTTCCTGTCCGTATTCGTCAACTATGGAAGAAATACACCTACTTATGTAAGTCTGTTCATCCTCACCTGAATCAGGTGATGGGATAACAAATTTCTCTTTGGTTAGTTCAACTCTGATTTTTCTTAAATCTTCTATTCTCATATACTACCTTTTAGTTCTCTGTTTTCTTTTTTAAGACTATCAATCGTAGCTTCTAAGCGTACAATATGAGTAGTTAATTCCTCAACTTTTTTACCCAAGTCATCAATGATGACCTGATATATTTGAATAGATTTTTCAAGGTTCTCTAAACGCCCACCCTCAATCTCATTCTGTGACCTTCTCCATCCAATAAAATAACCAATACCACTAGTTACTATTGTTAAAATTATTTGTTCTATCATAGACAATCGGGGCAGTTCCAAAAGTTCTCACCCCTTTCAGAGTAAGCACTGGTTCCACTATTATTTAAATTAGTTAGTGTTGAAGCACCCCATCCCTTACGAGTTGAGTGTCTCAAGAATATTCCGTTATTATATTTCTGAACCCTATCAGGTATCATACCATCCAATGTTGAAGCGTTGTTGTAATCAGGGAATAAGTTTTGTCCTCTACCAATTAATAGATAATCAATCAAACGTTGTGCATAGAAATCTGCACGTTGTTTTTGTAACGACCTTAGATATTTCATTGTCTCAATATCAACTGATGTAGCGTTCTCCATTGTACCTTGTGTAATACCGTTATTAACTGTTTTATACATCAGGTGAGGTATGGCATTGAAGTAAGCGGTTTGAATTAGATATGGTTGAATGTAATCATTAACCAATGTCAATTCATTTTGATTGAATGTATTACCTGTTGATTGAACTTTAGATAATAAACTATTATAGAATTTGGTTCCCAAAATAGTTTGTAGGTCAATATCTTGTGCGACTTGAACCTCAGCTTTAAGAACATCAATATCCACATTTTTATTTATGTTGGTGAAATTCTTTAATTTAATTTCTGATATTAATAATACACCCATTTTTAATTATAATTTAATTCTTCTTCACCTAACCAAGCCGTACATTCTTCTTCTGTTAATCCATATCCTGAAATTAACATTTGCATCGCTTGTTGTCTTGTTATTTTTTCTTTATTGTATTCACGAATAATTCTCATCATTGACTGATATTCTCTACCTTTCAATCCTTTGATATGTTCATTAACAGGAATTGCTTCAGCATCAATACCTGTAACCACATCTGTTTCATTAATATTAGTTGCAGTTGGAATAACATTTCCCTCAGGATTTGGGTCCAAACTTATCAACGCACGTATTTCATTTGGTGTCATTGACTCCAATACTTTATTAGCAACCAATGGTGATAATGAATTAATACCATCCAATACTTGTTGTGCTTTATCGTTATTACTTGTTGCTGCAGAACCTTCGTTAGCAAAGATTGTTAATGGTTTAATTTCAAAGTTTGTTGGTCTCTCAAATTTCAATGACATTAATTTATCAAACACAGGAAGGATATCATTTTGATATGGTTGAATAACCATCTTACGGAAGTATTCAGAATGTTGTGTAATCTCATCTGAACCACCCAATTTACCTGGTGTTGCAATACCAAATAACTCAGCACTTGAAACTCTATGTGATGATAATATTGAACGACTAATGTCATCGTTTAATGATTGATAATAATTGTCATTATCGTTACGAGGTATCTGAACTATCTCAGGAGATTGTTCTTTACTTTCATTGAATGAAATGATTGCTTGACCAGCATTATCAGTTCCACCATATTGTTCTTCCAAAGCACGAACCAATATTCTTTGTTCTTCTTCGCCAGGAATTCCGTTGTTATAATTAATCCATAGACTTGGTGACATCCCCTTACGAAGTAGGTTCATATGGAAGTTCTTAGCTTCAATATCTATCTCGATTGCACGTTGACCAGCGGACCAATCAGGTACAGGATAATATGACATTGACGGCATATAAGACTTATAATAAAATATTTGAGATGGGTCAGCCTCATCTTTTGAGAAATTCTTAATTTCTGTTGGTGGGAATTTTCTTACATTTCTCCAATCAGGTGAATAATAATAACAATCAATATCATCATCTTCGTTTAATTTACCACTTCTAATTCTACTAAAATCCAAATGATAAATCTCAGCAATGGAATTTCTGTCGTTTGCCCAAATAATATTTAAAGCAAACCCACCAAATAACATCATATCCAACGCACATTTCTTCATTACCTCAGAAACATTCTCTGATTTATTAACCAGATTAATTGCCGCCATTGGATTGTTTTTTGATATAATACCATCACCCATTATTTGGTTTACCTTTGAGGTAATTACCGCCTTATGGATTGCACAGTTATCATATAAATCTATGAAATATTGTGGTAGTAAATTATTCTCACCATAAAATACCCAAGGATATCTTTGTAATACCTCAGCAAATACTGGTAATGTAGCCCTATGGAATTGAACATTTTTCAATTCAAATTTTTTTAATTCACTCATAATTAACTTTCTATGTAGATATAGTTCTCGTTTACTTCGTTATCTGATATGTATTGTGTAAATGGTTGACTTTCTTGGGTCCCCTCTAATACAACCATACCAGTAAAAACTAAAACATTATTTGGTGTTCCGAATATATTCAGTTGATATTGACCAAGATAGTTTAAATCACTCGTTGCAAAATCTAAAACGATTTCACAATAACGAATGTTCTCACCAAATTGTGCATTATTAGATGTACTAATATTATAACTTTTAACCTCCTTACTCATTATATGTGTAAAGGTTAATGTGTAACCAGTAAAGACATCTCTACTGTTATTATTAATATTTAAAACTAATGTATTCTCTTGACCCTTTTGTAGATATAACATATTGTATCTTTTCTCTACTATTAAATATAAGAATTTTGAAATTGAATTGGTATGGCATAAAAAAAAGAGGGCTTAACGCCCCCTTTCTTAATAAGAATAGAGATATAGATATTAATCCCATAACAGGATTACCATTTAATTATCCATTAATAGTAGCACCTGTGAACACAGCACCTAATACTTGAGCAGGTGTTGCTGTTTGTTCATCAAGTCCAACACTCAATACAGTATTTGCTGGAGTATTTTCTTGACCTGTGAACGTCAAAGTGAAACCATTACGGTCACCATAAGCAGTTCCAGTTGAAGCATCTCCTCCACTTAAATACATACCATTAACTTGACCCAATAAATAATAAGTATTATTTTGGTCAATAGCAACGATTTGGATTTGATCATTTTGAGAAAGGATCTTTATCTGATTTCGTTTAGTTTGGTCATAACGGAATAAAACCGCGGTCAATACTTGTTCAAAAAATATTGTACCATTTTCAAAATTCTTTTGTACGTTTTGTGCTAAAGAAGATGTATTTCTCTTTAACTCAAATCCGTAAAGTGTAGTACCAGAAGTTGATGTTGCACCAGTGATAGCACCATCTGCATCGTATGTGTAACCAGTTACAGAACCGCCACCACCTACAATATAGATTTTTTTAATACCACCAATTCCATCAGAACATCCTAACGCTGCACCTGAAGATATATAACAAGACATAATTTATATTTTTAATTTTTATTTTTTATTTTAATAAAGGGGACTTTCACCCCTTAGTTTTTTTAATTCATTTAAGCGATACCGTTCCAAGCCATATATTTGGTTGTACCAAATGTAGCAACAGTTGCACCATAGTTGAAGTTAGAACGAATTCTAATCTCATCAAAGTCAACACTGTACCAAGCCCTTAGGGTCTCATCTGATAATAAGTCAACACCGTAAACCATATACTCAGCAGGTGCGATAACTACTTGACCTGAGGAATTTAAACCTAAGGTTGGGTATACTTTAATATTTGTATTTGGATGTACAGCTGACATATTAGAAGTAACATCTGTACCACCAATGTAATTGGTGAAGAAGTTAGCACGTGTTAAAGCTTGTACATATAAACGGAAGTTTGCATAAGACATAAACACCACTAAATCCTCACGAACTAAAGCGTTGTCATCTAATACGTTGATTAATTTATCAATTTCTGTGATTGGGTTACCACTAACACCATAATCTGCAGAACTTGAGAAAGTTGTACCACTTGAGTTAGCACAAGAACCAGAGAAAGTATTTCCTGTTGAAGTACTAATCATTAATTTGAAACCGTTGAAACAGTCACCGCCAGCAGTTGTTGCTTGCCATAATTGTTGTTCAACACGTTGCTGAATTTGATTTTTTTTGAGGTCAAGGATCATTTGTTCAAATGGAACAGTCTCTTGAGTTTGACCCGCTTTCATCAACATACTTTGGTATGTATCGAATAAATCTTTATAACACAAACTTTCAAACAATGTCTCAGGACAAGTTGTGATTGAATGTTGTGTAAATTGTGTTTCACCACTTGGTGACAAAGAACAGTTTCCCGCTTGGAATACTGGAGTTGAATCCAATAAGTTTAAAGCTTGAGTTCCTTTGATACCTGTACGAACGTTAACGACAGAAGCAGTTGTTCCACCGATAAGGGCTTTCGCTAATAACTGACCACCAACTTGATCGGAATAATCACCGATGGTAGATACGTCATAGCTAAATTTAGAATTTTTTAAATTACTCATTTTATAAGTTTTTTTAGTTATTTTATTTATTTTGTAATGATTTAAGAGAAGCAAGTCTTGCTTCCAATACATCATCATTATTATTTAATCTGAAATTTTCAACTTTACCATCTGCAATCTTTTTAGCTGCAGGTTGTTTTTTGAAAGAGTTAAAGTCGGAATTTATTTGTTTCATCCCTTCTTTCATTTTTTTCATTTCATCTACAAGTACTTTTACTTCTTGCATTAATGGAACAATTGCTTCAACTATTGCGTCTACCACTTCTTGTGCAACAGGTGCAACTTCAGCTGGTACTTCAACAGGTACTTCAACATCTTCCATTTTTGCAGGATTATCAATCATACCTGCGGCTACTGCTTCTTCATACTTTACAATAATACCGTCTTTTGTTTCAATTTTATCACCGCCATCAAGAGAGTGAATTCCATCAGGGGCCGGAATTTCAGCGTCAGGTGTTACCACCACAACTTTAGCACCTTCAACAATAGAATCACCTTCTACTTTTACAACAGTTCCATCTACCAATTTTGCGTCAACAAATATTTCTTTAACAGAAACAATTAGACCTTCTTTAACTTCTAAATTGAAGTTTTCAATTAATCTGTATGAACCATTCTCTAAAGCCACTTGTTCAAAAGCATCGTTAATCTTAACAATTTTTTTACCAACCTCTAACTTTTCAGCTTGAAGAATAGTATTATCTTCTAATTTAAATGACAATAAAGTTACCTCATCAGATATGAATCCAAATTGTTTCATTAGATTTTTAATCTCTTGAACCGCTTTCTTAGAATTTGACATAGTTTACTTTAGTTTATTTTTTATTTATTTCTTCTACCTATATATATAAAATAGGATATATATTCCCAAATATATTTTTAAAAAAAAATATAAAAACAAACCCCCCCACAAAGGTACTACTAATATCTCAATCTACCAAAATTATTTATCCACAAAAATAATTTAAAATGTGGATAACTTTTTTAAAAAAATGTTTGGTGGTTTCAGAAATTATAATTATCTTTGTGGAACAAAGATAAAATATCTTATCTTTCAACAAAAACGGGAACAGGTATCTGAACGAGACGATTATGGAAAAAATGTTATTTAATTCAAAAAGTGGTAATTTGTTTGAAGTATTAGTTAGTGGTGGTGGAATGGGTAACCGTTCATTTACTGTTCAATTATGGTCTAATCCTAAGAAGAAATGGATTAACACACACATTAATCATACTGTAACATATGAAACACCTCTTGAAGAAGTACTTGAAATTTTTAAAGAAAAGGTAGAAAATTCAACATTCGCTTAAATTAGAAGGGTCCCAAACGGGACCCTTTTTTAATCTTCTATATTCTTTAATATTTCTACCACCTGTTTAAGGAACATTTCCTCACGACAGAACGCAGCAACTTCCTCAAAAAATCCCGAAACCGAAAATCCATTTAATTTTTTCTCCTTAATTTGTTCCCAAACTTTAGGATTGTTTACCTTCATACTAATCATCCACGTTCCAGCAGGGACATCAAATCCATAATTTTTTGCTTTATCGTGTTCAGGGTCTTCAACAATCCAACTTTCTAATACGTGGATATCTTTAACCGCTTGACCATCGTGCATCAAATCATTGTTATCTGTATACTTGTTTCTCATATACTTCTCAGCAATCATACGAATTGTAGATGGACTGAAGAATACATAATATGGATTTCCTAAATCATCAGTACGGAAAATACGTTGGTCAGGTATCATTGCTGGCCCTAACACTATTTTTTTAAAATTTCCATCTTCAATTACAGCAAACTTTTGGTCTTTCTTTTTCTTTGGTAACTCATCTACATAAGATGGTAGGTTATTATCATAACCAAATTGTTTAACTTTACTTTCAGCCCAACTAAGTGCTGACTTTCCACCCCAACTATCATACATCAATTTACCACAACCATCACCATATCCTTTTGAACTATCCAAATCACCTGCGTGTCTTGATAGATATGAATACATTCTTTTTATCGTGTCCTCCGAAATGGGTTCACCATTAGCAAGTTGGTTTGCACGAATTTTTCCTACGCTAGTTCCACAAGAACCCCATCCATTTTCTTCCACATATTTCAATACCGCCTTAGCGTTGTTCTTAACACTTTCAGGATAATCAGAATAACTCTCAAATTTTTCTTTACTAAAAGATGGGTTAGATGTTCTTGTATCATTTTGAGGGTCACCAAAGACATCTAAACTCTCCATACCGTCAACTCTATTCTTGGTAACAGAACCCTTATTAACGATTTTATTACCATCATTATAATAGGTTATTTGTTGCCATATATGTCTACAGTTATATCCACCTCTCCAATCAGCAGCATTTTTTCCCTCATCATTTATAATGTTTAATAAATCCTCAACCCTATATACAAAATTCTTATTTAATAATACCCTACAAAAATCTCTTGTTGTTTCTTTAACAGAAGCACCTGGTGCCTCAGGGTTCTTTATATACTTATATCTAATAAGATATTTACTTGTATCTTCCACAGATTCAGAATTTGGTGATGAGGAAACAAAATTTTCTTTTTGTATTACCCAACCATTATCCAATAGTTCTTCTTCAGGTTGACCATATTTCATTAATTTTTCAAGATACATATCATCCTGTCCTTCAGGAATATGGAACTCCTGTTGCTTCTCTTTTTTGAAAGCAATCCAATTAACTTCAATGGCGGGTTCATCTACTAATGATATGGAATCAATTCCACTTAACTCATCGTCATCTTCTATCTTTAATTCAAATACTCTTGTCTTATTCATAATATTAAATATATATTTTTTTATCTTCCTTGTCCACGGTAAGCCTTAGGTTTTTGTGATTTGGGTCCGTAACTCTTTTTTAATTTACCTGTTCTACGTTTTCCAAAAGTTACCTTATTACTGTTTGTTGATTTAGTCTTAGCCATTATAGTGTTGAGAGATCCTTTAATCTATTTTGTTTTTGTTGTTCTGACGACATATCTGTAGCGACAACATATGTTTTTATTATCTGTGGTTCAGTTATTTGTTTAGTTATTCTTGGGTTATCATATTTAGCACCACCCATTGCTGATTTACTGAATGATGTTCCACCACCAGCTTGGTTCATCATTGACAATAATGGTGCAAACATTGTAACCGCACCTTTAGTCATCACAACTTCACCACCTTCAGCGTTAATCATAACTCCACCACCTGCGTGTGATGGTCCTTGTATCATACCACCCTCAGCATAGTTTCTTCCTAATTGATTTGGTGGTGATGTTGCACCACCTCCACTTCCACCGCCAGCTCCTCCTGAACCAGTAGATTCAGAATTACTTAAAGCTAAAGAAGATTGATAAGTTGTTTGTTTAATTAAGTCAACTTGTTTGTAACCAAAGACTAAAGCGGCAGCTGCTGCAATACCACCCAATACAGGACCTACTACAGGTATAACAGCTAACGATGTAAACGCTTGTACCGCACCTTGTAATGTTCCAATGATTGCTTGTGCAATTTGTATCTTTTTATTTTGTTCAAACGCCTCTTTCTTTAACTTATCCTCATCTTCAGCAAACTTCTTTTTGTTTGCAAATAATTTCTTCTCTAATTCAGTCTGATTAGTTATGGTTCTTTTATCAAGTTCATTTTGTTTTATATACGCTTCGGTTAATCTTTCAGTTGCAAGTTGTTGTTGTAAAGCCGTAACTTTGGCCATATCACTTATAACAGTCTGAATTGCACCCATAATTTGGGTTGCGTATTGTAGGTAAGTGTTTAATTCTTGCCTATTTATATCCCTTAATCTTTTTAAATGTTCTTGTTCTAACACCTCAAGTAACGCAATATTGTCACCAGCAGCCTTAACACGTGCAGCATAATATACACTTTCAGCTTCTCTTGTTTTCTTAAAGAACCCAAATTCAATATCATATCTTGCTTCAGCACGTCTTTGAAGTAAATCAGCCATTGTGTTAAGTTCCTCAACATCAATCATATTCATCTTCTTAGCGTGGTCTTTAGCTAAGGCTTCCATTTTTTCGTAATTCTGTTCGTTACCTCTTTGTTGTTCTTTGTATTTTGCTTCCTCAATATCTCTTAACTTTTGGAAAGCATCAGCGGATACTTGGTACATACCTTGATATTCTAATTCAAGATTTGAGGTAATGTTACCTAACTCTTCTTGGTCTATTGCTAGTATTCTTTCCCAATGTTTTGTTTTTGCTTCTTCTTCTTTATCGTAACTACCATCAGCAAGTATAAAATCTCTATCAAGTTCTTGTGTTGATAAATCTCTTTTTCTTTGATAAAAACTTTCTAAATTCTTTATTTTTATACTACTACGTGACAATTCTTCTCGTAAGTTTCTATCTTCTTCATTAATCTGTAATTGAAGAGTGTACGCGTCAAATTGTAATTGTGCTTTACGAATTTCTTCTTTTGCAAGTTTTTCTTCTGCAACTTGTTTCTTTAACGCACTTTTATAAACTATACTTTTTTTACCTTGATTTAATGTAATTTGTTCTAATTCAAGTCTTTGATTTTCTTTTAATTGAATTAAGTTATCTTTAGCTTCTTGTAAATTACGTGCGTTTTCTTCTTTAATTAAATTTGTTGTAACCTCAATAACTTTTAAACTATGTTGTTCAATTAAATTTATATCTTCTCTATTAAATTCTCTTTGTGTTTTTAATATTTCAGCATTATTTGATTTTATTTTATTTTTCTTTAATTCATTCAAATGGTCCGATAGTGCAACTTCTTCTTTAGTTGCTTCAAGTAAAGCTGCGGTTGCTTCTGCTGTAAATTTATTACCCGCTGTTTTACTATCCTCATAAAGAACGGCTAACGCATTGGCCCTATTTATAGACGCCTTTCTTAAATTTTCAAGTTCATCTTCACTAGATTTTTTCTGTAATTGTAAATTTTCTAAAGTTGATTGTCTATTGTTATCAAGACCTTTTAAATTTATTTCTTTTTCAGATTTATAAATTTCTAATTTTCTATTTTTTGCGTCTATTTGATATCTAGTTTCTATCTCATTCTTTTTTAATACATAATTATAATCATTTAATAAAAGATCATTCTTTCTTTGTTCTTCATCTTTATACGCTTCATTATCAATTTCGTTTTTTCTTTTTTGATAATCTGTTAGAATTTTTAAAATTTCAGTATATTTTTTTGATAATCCTTCACTAAAATTATTTAATAAATTTTCATTTTTCTTTATTTCTTTTTCAAGTAATAAGGATTCTTGTTTAAATCCTCTATTAACTCCACCAAAAATTGAAGCTAAACTATTAATGGCTGCCGCAGCAATCTCAACTGCACCAACAAATACATTAATAATAAAGTCAGTTAAAGGTTTAAGTGCATCAAATAAGGCACCAACAGCATCTCCCATAACAGCAAACGCCTGTTGTAAAGGTTCTGATTTTTTAGCTGCGTTTACAACTGCAGCAACTAAAACAACAAGGAGAAGTACCAAAGCACCAATACCTGATTTTGCAATTGCACTATCAAGAATTGGAAACATCTTGGTTAAACTATTAAACGCTGATTTTACACTACCTGTTATTTGATCAAGACTTTGCATACCCTGACCAATCTGTCCAATAGGACCAGGAATGTTGGATAACGCATCATCTAACTTTTGAGTACCTCTTGTTAGTTCTTCTTGTTTCTCTCTTAAATTACTAATTTTATTAGCTTGGTCTTGGTATTGTTGACTATTCTTACCAAATTGTTGTTCAAGTGAAATTAATTCTTTTGACGCAATTCTAATCTGTTGAGAATAAGTTTTAACTTTATCACCCGATTCTTCTGTTTCTTCACCAAATCCTTTGGCTGCTTCCTGTGCTGCTTTCCAAGAAGCTTCAGCCGTTTTAATATCTTTACTTAATATTTTATATCTTGGGTCATTTAAGGGTAACGCAGTCAAGTCTTTCTTAGCTTGTTTAATAACCTTATCAAATTGTTCAAATGATACCTTAGTTAAATCAAGTTGTTTGTTGTTAACCTTAATGACAAAATCTATTTCTTTCTTAGCCATATTTTATATATCTATATATTTTAATTTATTTTATGGACAATCATATTCACCAGTTGATGTTACATAGAATATTAATGATGGGTCAGGTGTTGATGGTGTAAATCCTGTTATCACATAAAAATATCCTTGACTTCCTTCTACTCTATCTCCACTATTAAATGTTCCATAAAGTACTGATTGTGTAAATCTTTGTTGATTATCCGTTTGACAATCAGTCATTTGATAATGTCCATAACTTACTGCGGGTGAACTTGTCGGTGTTGGACTTGGTGTTGGTACTCCACTACATCCTGTTCCACATTGTATTATTGAATAATTAGCAATGTCTGCAAAAGGAACTCCTGGAAATATTGAATCACAATCTATACAAGCGGTTAATGTAACCACTCCCAATGTATTAATAAATTGATAAACATCTGTTGCTGTACTCGTATCATATTTGATATAACCAGTATCTGTAACATTAATTGTCGCACCTGATTTATATATTGTTGATATTTGATTAGTTGGTGTAATGGTTGGTGTAGGTGATGGACTTGCACCAGGTGTACTTGTCATAGTAGGAGTAGGTGTTGGTGTTTTAGTTGTTGTTACAGTAGGTGTAGGAGTTGGACCAGGTATTGTTGATACCGTTACATTTTGACATATAGGAAATATTGCACGTTTACCTATCATTCTAATCTCAAAACTATATGTACCATTACTAAATGAAGATACTCCCATCATTGATGGAGTTACCGTAAATGTAACCGTTCCTGATTTAGTTGAAGCTGCAACACCTGTGACTGCTGAAACCAATCTCCAAGGTTTATAATAGATGGTACTTGGTTCCATCATATGAACCGATAGGAAACTATATGAGGTTCCTGTAAACACAAACGGTTCAGCACCATTCTGTGACCAAGTATAATCAAAAGAAAAGGTAATACTTGACGATGAAATACTACTTGCAGTTATAGATGTGGTCGTTCCACTAACACTATTGTTATTGATATCGTGAACAATTTCAACGTCATATTCCTCCAAACTATTATTTGGATATACGAAATTTGAACTTGTTCTTTGTTTTATATATTTCCTTCCCATACTATTAAATATAATTTATCGTCTTATGTGTTTCCAGTTAATGATGGATAAGTTAATATCCAATCCTCAGAACTTATTAATTCAACCATTTCACCATTGGTATATTCCTGTGATTTGGTTTCCAATGACTGAACAGATTGTGGTATTGTTCCAATATATTTTAATATACCAAGATTATTATTTGATAATTTTATCGTGTCTCTTGATGTAGTTAATACCTCATCAAAATTTATTTTATCTATTTCTGATAGATTAAATGTTACATATTTAATATCCATATATTCCTTTTCTTGTGTTATAATTTTGTAATACTTCTGCGTCAGATAAAGCCCTATCATATAATTCAAAATCTCCTATATCCATATTACGATATGTTGGTCCATTATATCTTGCAATCTCCCAACCTCTACTTGAACTTCTTAAAGTACCTTGGTTATTAGAACTTGTGGCTTCTTTTACTCCATTAACATATATTGATAATTCAACTCCTGCTGTCCATCTTGCAATAACATAATACCAAGTATTATCAACAAGTGTTGTTGTACTTGTAACAGTTCCACTATTAGCACCAAATATAAAAATATTAGTAAAAGCAAATTTATTTGTAACACCCGCCTTATATAATGACATACTCCATCCATTTCCACCTCCGCTTGGAAACCCATCTTCACCTCTAAAATAAAAAGCTTTATCTGTTGATGAAGTTGTTGACCTTACCCAACCACCAAATGTTCTACTTCCTGTATCTAAACCTTTTGAACTATC